ATACCATTTAAGTCAACAGTTGTTGCTGTAATTTCTACTTCAGTGTCAGCGTCAATATCTAATTGACCATCTGTGCTTGAACTAATAGATAAAGCTGTATCATAAAAACATAATTTGTTTGTAGAGTTTAAAGTTAAACCTGTACCATCTGTGTGAGTTAAAGTTGTATCCTGGTCATCCCCAAATTTTAAAACTGCTGAATCTGAATCTAAAACTACATCATCCCCAATCCATACGTCTTTAGCAACACCTAAACCACCTGCTAATGTTAAAGCTGCAGTTCCTGTTGCACTTGCTTCTGTTGTTGCAGAAAGAGAAACAACTCCTGCTGAACTAATTGCTATAGCATCTTTATCAGATGCAGATCCAATATTACCAGCATCTGCAATAACTAATCCTGCATTAAATATAGCTTCCCCTGCAGCTGACATATCTAAAGTTAAAGCTGTAATATCTGAACTACTATCTGTTCCTTTAAATATAATATCTGTATCACCTGCTTGTGCATCAATTGTAATGTTTCCTGAAGACGTTGCAATTGTAACTGCACCATCTCCTGTTGAAATATCATCTGCTGCAGTAGCCGTAGCAGAGGCTGCCCAGCTTAAAGTTCCTGATCCATCAGTAGTTAATTGTTGACCATTAGAACCATCTGCTGTTGGTAAAACCCAAATTTGATCGGCTGATAATGCTGGTGCTTCGAAACCAACATAGTTTGATCCTTCATAAAATCTTAATTCTGTATTAGATGCTACTAAATTTAAATTACCAGCAGAACTAATAGTTACTTTTTCAGTAGCAGCTTCTGATGCTCCTGTTTTAAAACTTAATTTTGTAGCATTATTAGAAGAACTAAAGTCTCCTTCTGATACTGCTTCAATTCCTGCTGCAACTAAAATTGCATCTGTTCCTGCACCTTCATCTGGCGCTTGGAAAAATATAGAGCCTAAAACATCATCTACTGCAATATCAGTGTCACCAGCTTGGAAAGTTAATGATGGTTCTTTACCATCAGCTGTTCCAACGTGTTTTAAAATTAAACCATCATCAGCAGCATGTGTTAATGTAATTTCTTGATCATCACCAAAATAAATTACACCTCCATCTGCTAAATATAAATCTGACCATTCTAGAGAAGCTGATCCTATAGTTGCACCATCAGATGCATCAGGAACAACTGCTGTTGAAGCTGTTATAGTTGTTGCTTCAAAAGTTCCAGATCCAGTTACATTTGCTCCACTAAAAGTTAAAGCTGTTGTTGATCCAGATTTAATTATTAAATTTCCTGAAGTATTTGTTAATGATCCAAACTGAGTTCCTCCATCTAAAACAATAACATCTCCACCATCAGCATCTAATTTTAAATCACCAGGTGCATCTAAAGTTATGTCAGTTGTTCCATTAAAAGCAAAATCTAAAACAGTCGTACCACCATCTTTCATAGTGATATTAGCACCATCAGCATCTAAAATAATATCTGCAGGTGAATCTACTGTAATATCTCCAGTTACACCTGTAAGACTGTTAGTGGATATTCCAGTATCAACTAAATTTGGATTAGAAGCATGATCTGCTGCTGCATAAACAAGTTTTGTTCCCTTATCTGTTGTTGCAAAAGTAACTGAATTTCCTGATCCAGAAGCATATTTAAAATTAACAGTATAAGCACCAGACGTGCCATTAACTAAAACATACATCTGTTGAACATCTAATGGAATCGTAACTGTTTGGTTTCCAGTGATTGTTCCAGTGAATTTTATAATTCTATGTCCAAGAGTTGCACCTGTTGATCCATCGGAAACAGATAATGTTGTTGTCTGTGTACCTCCTGCTATGGACTGTTCAACATATCCACCAGATATCTGTTCAATAATTTGTAAATTGGTATTGGTAGTTGTCCCCCATGTACCGGCGTTCTCGCCAGTTGTCATTAGTTCTGTACCAAGACCCGTATAACTTGATGCCATTTATTCTCCTATGCGCTACCTACAAACACCTCTACGTCACATGAGTCTGTGTCTGCATCAGCTGTTATGTCTACTAAATCATTTAATGATACTGTTAATGCAGAACCTCCTGCATGCATAGTATCTACAACTCCACCACTATTGTCACCTGGATATATAAACGAGTGACCAGCGTCTACTTTAATTGCAAACTCTGTACTGTCTTCATCTCTAAATGTTAATGTAATGTGATTAGTTGAATCTAAATTTGTAATTCTAATGTATCTAACATCGTCTTCATCGAATTGACCTGCTAAATAACTTTTTGATAAATCTGTTGAAGAAGCTGTAGCAAAACCTAACAGCCCTGTTTCAGTAGTTGAAATGGTTACTATTCTTTTAACAATTTCATTAACACTAGAAATATCTAACGATCTTTCGCTGTTGTAACTATTATTGTTAAGTGTGATTTCTTCGATTACTTTAGTTGTTAGTGTTGCCATTATACTTTTCCACCTCTGTTAAATCTTCTCATGCCTGCCATACCGCCACCTTTATATTTTTTTGTTTTTTGTGGTCGTTCTGGTTTTTGAATAGATGGTTTATTTTTTGAAGCTACATCACCCTTTATATGGTCTTTCCAATTCTCTCCATATTTTCTCTTTTTCTCTTTAATATATTCGTTATAATCAGTCATTTTTTTCCTTACGGTGACGGAACGTTAACTGGTATACGTGGTTCACCATCCGTATAGTCGTCTCGTCTACGTCTCCCTATTTGTTCAGCACCAAACTTCTGTACTTCAGTTTGATACTTTTGTTCGTATAATTGTAACATATCCATCGGCCCTTTTAAATAACTAAATGCTTCTACCAAGCAAGCATATAAAAGTCCATTTCCAAAATTCGTGCTTAAATAAGTTGTAGTATTTGCTGAACTCAATCCTAGAGGTCTAGCATTATAATGCATTTTATACATGAATGCTGAACTTGGAGTAGGGACAATTGTTATTCTACCTGATGAAGCTGCTCCAATTCCTGTCGCTCCTCCAGACATAGCATAGTATTTTGGAGTTCCAGTAGTAGTTTCTGCTGCATCAAATTCTCTTAAATAGCTAATATCCTTCTTTTGTAACCAGCTATTAGCACCAGTTGCAGCTGTAGTTGAAGTATAAACCTGTATACCTCTTACAAATAAAGTACCAGCTGGTGCATTTATATTGTCCTTTGAAGCAACTAGATTACCAATCATTTCTTTTCTATCAGCATCAATTGGAACATCTCTAAAAATTCTTAATTCTGAATTATCTATAAATTGATCCGTAATAGTACTAGATAATACAGAAGTTCCAACTTCAGTATAATTCTGAATTGCTGTTGTCAATGTTGAATATGTAAATCCTGCCATTATGCACTAAGGGTTACTGGTCCTATTGAGACTGGAAACCCTCCTCCTTTAACACTTCCTGCTGTTGCAGTGTTTGTATCGACTGTAAAATAAAACCAATTAGTTGTTTGATCTGTATCTCTACTCCCACTAACATACTTACCTGTAGTAATAGCATACCCTGCTGCTTTTGCAATGTTGGACCCTGCTATACCATCAAAACTTCCTGGATTACCATATCCTGCAGAACCACTTGAAACTGTTGGTGCTCCTCTAAATCTATAAGTTGTTCCATTTGTTAATCCGTGATCTGGTGCATACACATTTATAATTCCTGATGAAGCCGCGTACGTGGTAAACGGATCATGGGGCAATAATTGTGCTACAGCATTTTCTGTTCTATCTGATCTTACATTCTCTAAACCTTGTGCATCTCCACCATGTGGTTTTGGTTCTAATTGTGGTTGTTTAGGTTCAAATTCAGATTTATGGACCAACATACCATTCCATTCTCTAACCATTTCATTATATGGAAAAGCCATTCCTGATCTATCTGATATTGCCTGTGCGTATTTTCCTCTTGCGTATGCCATTATATATTAGGGTAGTAATTCTTCGGAGTTATATAAGTGCTTGCTGCAGATCCGTCTTCTGACAGGGCACGTGCCAATTCATCTTCATAATAAAGTTTTAATTCTTGTGATCTTTGTGGTGTAAATTTTTGAGATAAATAAAAAGCTAATCCAGAAACTAAACAAGGCATAAATCTATATGGAGCACTTGATGCATCTGTGTATGTTGCATCAAAATCCTCTAATCTTTTTACATAAAAAATATGCATATCTTTAGAAGCTGCTGTTGAGTCTGGTGTTGGATAAACTGTAACTGTAGTTTTATCTACAAATCTTTGTACAAAATATTGAGAAGGTGTTCCTTTAGATAATTTGCTTGATAAAGCAGAATAAGCTGACCTTGCTATTTTAGTCATTGAAGAATCAGATTGAGTTGTTTGTGTTCTATTCTGTCTATATGTTGCTTCTAATACATCAGCTACACCATAAACACTTGCTGGAGCAACTGTTGTAGAACTTGTACCATCACTACTTGCTCTGTAGAAAGTATATTCAGCTTGTCCTTCAATTAAATCAATATTAGTTTCAGCTACTTGCCAATAATGTAAACCTCTATTGCCCCATTCCTGAAACAATAGGTTTAAAGATGTTCTCGCTGATTTTAATTGATAACCACTTACTGCTGAAATACCAAGTCTCTCGTAAGCTTCTTGTATAATTTCATCAACAGCAAATGTTTTGTCGAACGTTACTGTTCCAGAAGTAGTATTAGCCATGCTCTACCTCCTAATCTGAATATAACTTTTTAAACTCTGCTACAATCGTATACATGTTCGCGGCATCAGCTGTGCTTGGAACAACTAAGTTTACATCACTCTCATTGGTATTTGCTGATTTGTCAGTTTTAATTCCACCAAATTCTCTAAAGTCCCAATAGCCTGATCCTGTTAAACCGATAATTGGAATATCTCCATCATCATCTTCTTCATCTAAACGTGCGTATGAATCTCCACCATCACCACCTTGACATGAAAACCATACTCTTTGTAATACTAAGTGTATGCAAGAAGAGCCTTCACTGTTTGCTGCCATTGCAGAAACATCTCCAAATACTGTTGTTGCACCTGATCCGTCTGATTGATTTACTATTTTAACAACCACTCTTGCATCATTCTCTTGCAAGATAGTTGGTCCTGTTACTGTGTCTGCCATAATCCCTCCTTAATCAAGATTATTAGATGGGGCCGAAGCCCCATCATAAAGTTATTTATTAATTGTCTGCAAATGCAGGTGCGTCTGCACCTTGTGAGAATCCCCAAATTAGCCAGTTAGTACTATCTTTAGCTAAAATATTAATCTCCATACAACCAAAGTCTGTAAGAGTTAATTTTGAGTTAGAGTTTCCATCAGCATAAATAGTTACGTCATCAGCATCTGAATCATCATGAACGATACCACCAATAAAGTAAT